TCTGAAAAGATGTTGTAACGGCCGCCAACGTTGCGCGGTAGGTCAGATGGGAACTGCATCAGCGGGATTTGCGTGTTGCTGTTCTTGACCGTGTTCGTCGCTATCTTCGCCAATCCATTCAATTGCGGATCGAACGGAAGGCGGTACGACACACGGAGGCGCACAGCGAGATTTAGCCGGAGCGCCTCTTCGTACTCCGGCGGCAACGAAACCTCGTCATTGAGTGTGGCGAAGTTCTGGAGCGGCGTTTTTACCGAGATATGGATTTCATAGATTTCACTCGGCACGGGCCAAATGAAGAGCTGCCCTAAAGGCCACCCAGAATCATAGAACAGCACGCTCGGGAACGATGACATCCCCTTAAGGGCGATGTTGTTATAATCCTCACGCGCGTTGAGAATGGTCAGAGGGTAATCGACCATGTTACCGGGCGCACCGACGGTCTGCCGGAAATAAGCCGATGCGATAGAATCCACTCGCGGGATATCGATGTCGCCGGCTGCCCCGAGAGAATACGATATTGCCCCGGTCGCCTGGAACGCCACGTCCTGAAGACTGTAGACCAGCCAGCGGCGACGCGCCCATTGAGCCATCATGGCGTTGAGATTGGTGAGCGCGTCATTCATATCTTCGGCAAGAGGCGTCTGCCCAACTCCAAGCACCCCGGCATCCTTCATCGCCAATGTGATCAGTGCGCGCGCCGTGGTCATTACTTGGCCTCAACAGCCTTCGGCTTGCGCCCTCGCGCGACCTTCGGCTTGGGTGCCCGGTTTGGTTCAACAGGAGCAACCGGCGCGACAGACGGTGCCGCCGCAGAAAGAACGATCTTCGGTGCGGACTTCACGCCCCAAGCCTCAAGGATTTGCTCTTCCTGTTCCGCACTGTTGGCGATCTGGTACCGCTTATCATCCTTGGGATGATAGATGGCCTTCGGGTATTCCATTGGAGGTTCCTTTCCACGGAAGAGAAAGGGGCAGCCGAAGCCGCCCCGATCAGGGTCAGATCTTGTCGGCGGTAGCCACGGTCCATTCAGGACGGATGAACTTGTAGCCGTAGATCACATCGAGACGGGTCGCGAGCTGGTCCGTGCCGATAACGTAGTCGGTGATCATGCGGATCGAGATGCCGTCATATTCGCGACGTGCGGCTTCGTGGACCCCCTTCGGCAGCACGAGGTCGGCAGTTGCCAGGGTAATCGCTTCCGGCGCGTAGGAGACGTTCTTGCGGTAGATTTCGCTCGGCTTGTTGACGAGACGAACCTGAGCCGCATTGGCCGGAGAGGAATCGACGGTCTGGTACTGGACCGCATTGCCGTTCACCGGAGGAACGAGCTCCGGATAAACGCTGATCGTGGTGCCCCCGTCTGCGACATCTGCCAGGACGACGAACTGACGCAGCTTGCCAGTGGTGAGCTTCGTCACACGGTTGACGGCATAAACGCCATCGATCGTGATGATGTCTCCCTTCTTCAACGTGCCGGTGATCGCCGAGACGGTGATCGAGCCGCCAGTCTGACCAGCACTCGACATCGCGCCGCCGGCAGAGAAGGAGCCGGTGACATGCTTGATGACGGTCTGGTCCATGAAGAAGTCGAAGCCAAGGGCGTTCTTGATCTTCCCGGTGCGGTACTGAGCCGAAATCTCCGGCGTCGGGTTGAACAGGCCGGAGAGGCTGTTCACCAGTTTGGCTTCGGTCCACGGGTCGAGGACGGTCTTCCAACCCGGCGATGTCGGGGCAGAGTTGTCGGAGAGATAGGCGCCTGCCGACAGAACCGTATCGGAAGTCGGGTTGATGATATTGCCCGAACCATCGACGTTGGAGACGAAGTTGCAGACGCCGGTTTCGACGCCAGACATGATGTCTGAGGCAATACCGCCAGCCAGGTTATTCATCATCGGCATAAGGACGCGCTCGGAATAGTCATCCAGCTTCAGGGTGCGTTCCGCAGAGCTGAAGGCCACGTCAACACCCTTCTGGGTCTGGAGCGGCAGGGAGGTGTATTTTTCCGAAGTGTCCTGAGCGGACAATGCCGTGCCGGTACGGACGACGAAGTCATTCGGGAGGCGGATGCGCAGCGTGTCGCCGATCTTCGCGCCATCGACGGCAAACTGGCTATCGTACTGCGTGTTGATGTTCTTGATGAACATGTTGCTGTTCTTGAAGAGCGAAACAGCGGCGCGGGTGATCATGTCGATCGTGAGGATCGTATTCGACATAGTTGGGCTCCTTTGAGCAAAAGGGGGATGGATCGCAGCCTTTCACTGCGAGGTGCTTGCGGAGCCCGTGACCGCGATTAAGGAGCTGGGCGGATGCCTGGATATCGGACCAGTTGCCGAAGGAGCCTTGAGGTTTACCGTTCAAGTCCGGTCAGTTTGCACGGCGCGGTTTGGTCTCCGGCGCTGTGCTGGCGAAGTCAGGTGCAGCGAGGTAAGCGGCAATCCCGCGCCTGATGGGGTTGCCGTAGATCTGGTTATCGGCCGCGGTTGGCCATCGTTTTTAGAAACTCGTCCGCAAACTTGTCCATCGGGACTTCGGGATCGTCGAGCCGAGTTGCAGCCTGTGTCTTCCCGCCGATAGGCGTTACAGGCGCGGGAGCCTTGGAGATGGGTTTTGGCGCCGGCGTATTCGGCTTATTGGCCTTCGCCGATATCTTCGACAGTGCAAGAGCCTGCTTGACCGGTGAGAGCCCAAGGATGCGCTCGGCTTCCTCCGGATTATCAGCGAGTGCCATGATGACCTTGTGGCCGTCCTCGACGATATCGGGGTCGGTCAGGATGGCCATGAATTGGTGCTGCTGGCGGTCATCCATGAAGCCGGCGATGAGGTTGCACGATGCGTTGAAGTCGTCCGCACCGAAATCCTTCACCCCGGCGTCGGCCCACGAGCGCACACGCGCCTCATATTCACGCTGCTGGACGATCTGTTGTGCGCGTTGGTTGACGCGGGTGTCGTCGTCCGGCTGATCATTGCCACGCTGCTGTTCCGATCCTCCAGCACGAAGACGCTCATTTTCCTCGCGAATCCGTTCAAGCTCGCGTTCTGCTTCTCGCCGCTTGTTCGTCTCCTCGTGGATTCGCTTCATTTCCCAGGTCAGCCTTTTCTTGGGCTTCGGCTGTTCCTGGGTATCTTCTTCGCCGGCCCCTTCGGTTCCGGCTTCGCCCTCGCCTCCTTCGGCCGATCCTTCGATTTCTTCGGCCTCGTTACCAAGTCCGGCGTCAGAATGCTGTTCGTTATTCGCCTGCTCCGGTGCATTGCTGTTTCCCGGATTTGCCGCAGTATCGCCTTCCGGCAGGGGCTGCGTCCCCGCAAGTTCATTTGCCATGTGTCACCATGTCTTGAAGCCCTATGTTCCGCACAGGTACGGTGCCACGGTTACCCGCCGTGTCGGGAACTGACTGCGGCCTCCATGCAATGGGGCCACTGCTCAGGATCGTAGGCGAGGCGCTGAACGTCTTCCAAGCCATTGTCCTTCGGTTGTGGATTGCGGCGCTGGGATGCGAGGGCGCGGATGATATTGAGGCCAGCAAACATCAGGCGGCGTCGATCACTGCGGCCATCTGGCCAGCTTCGGCGGCGAAATCTCGTGTGGTTCCATCAATGACGAGCCATGTCGTCCCAGCCGCTGCGGTCGGGTTGACGCCGAATGTCACCCAGACATTGCCGCCGGCTGCGGTTACTGTCCAGAAATATTGCCGCCCATCCCCTGGACACACGACGCTATCAACCTGTTGAGATGTTCCGCTCGATGTGAGGTCATCGGAACCATAAGCCGACGCATCAAGGGCCGGCATGACGGCATTCAGGCCGCTATTTGCCCGATTACTGACGGCGGAGAGAGTGACAGCGACGGTTGCCATTTATTTCGCCTTTCCGCAAAGACCGTTCATCTTCTTGGCCTGCTCGGCGGCCATCTTCTGAACATCGCGCATAAGGGCTTTGTCCTTTTTCAGATCATCTGCACGCATGAGCGTCCGCATCGCATCTTCGGTGCGCCAACGCTTCTCATCGGCACGCATCGTGTCGATCGATGAGGTGACTTGCGGCTTGGATTTTGACTTGTGCGAGGTCATTGCAGGCTCCTCATGGAAAGACTTGGAGTGCGTTCGGTGCTGCGCCCTGAGAACTCGGTCAGCGCGTCATAGATGGCTTCTCGCTCATGGTCTGAAGTGCCAGGCATCGCGAGCAGTTGGGCAAGGAGATCGACTGCGGTCTGAATGTGATCCTTCCACGCCGCAGCCACAAATGCGTCCTGAGTGCCGGCATACTGACGGAACCGTTCGGAGCGGTTCATGTCGTAGAATGCGCCTGCGACTTCCTGTGCGGTCTTCTTTACGAGTTCCGGGACCTCTCCGGTGCGGATATTCAAGAGCATCACATCATCCCTTGCTGCGGCATCATCGGGCGCGGCTCCGGCGCCTGCTCAAATCCGGCCTGTGGTTGCTCAGGCGAGCCGTTGGAGAGCATCTGCATGAGAAGCTGATGGAATACCGGCGCGATCTGCTCCGGCGTAATGGCGGGACCAGAATTGCCAATTGCAGAGATACGGCGCGTCGTTGCATCGTATTCCTTGACGTTCAGGTCACCATCTTTGTCGGTCAGCTTCTTGTTGAGCTCGACGATCGTGTTCTGCAGTTGCTCGATTGTCTGCTGCATCTGCTGAACTTCCGGTGCCGGTGCCTCACCCGTGATGTTCTTCGGGATGATACGGGACCAGCGCTCGGCCAATTCATCGGCAAGCGGGAAATCCGCAGATTTCCACAACAAGTCCCCCGCAACCTGCATAAAGTTCTCGTTCTGCGCCGCGATCTGCGTCATGGCGTTGAACGCTTCCTGGCGACGCGTGGCATAGCCCGGCCCTATATCGCTCTCGACCTCGTAGCGCCCGACGTTCGGGTTGAATATCGCCACGACGGTGCGGGAAACATCGTCGTGTTGTTCGTCCGATGGCATCGTGCCAGCCGATTGATACGCCGCTTCCGCCTTCGGATTGACCTGCACATGGCTTTCGGTGCCGTCCTTGGCGAGGATGCGGATCACCCGTTCCGTGTCGTAGATCTTCGGGATGAGATCGATCAGGATCATGCCAGTGAACCGAATGCCGACCGAAAGCCCGTCGATGAAGTGATACGTGGCCGTGTCGCCTTGGCGCTGCCGTTCGTTGATAGCCTTGCCCGATGTGGCATTCTCATTCTCGCCGAACTGCGATTGATATTGTCCGGAGGACATCATCATCTGGTTTTCGCAGATATGCATTCCTTGCATGTAGGCAGCAGCCATCTGTGGCGGCTGTTCCCGTAGTGGGCGCGTGACTTCCTTCCCGTCTTCGGTCCAGTTATTCCAGGGAAGCACGGCGGTATTCGAGGTATTGGCCTTCTGCCAATATTCTTCGAAGCCTTCGATAGCTTCAGCGGGCGCCACATACGGCGTCTTCGTCTGCAACGCCACCTGGGCAGTCGCCTCCGATGCCCAATAGTTATACATCCGTTGGGCGTCTTTCATCGCTCGGGTATGCCCCTTGCGGTCAAGCTTGCCCTCGATGATCGTCTCTTCGCCTACTATACGGACGATCGGGATGTACTTCCCCGGCCATGGGCGGCTATCGATCACCCGATTGCCGGCGATCTTGTACCACATGATCTCATCGGTGATGATGTCGCGCGAGACAACGGCACCCTCTACATCCTTGACCAGTTCGTAGACGGCTTTCTGATCATCCGTCATCTGGCTTTCGCGGACAACGATTTGATCACCGGCACGCTCATAGCCTTCGGGAATAGCGAAGGCGAGCAAACGATCCTTCCTGTCCTCCATCCGGTAATATTCGCAGACACGGACCTTGTCCCTGCCGGCCCATGACCCACCGACACCAAAGCTGGCATCAGCGAGATATTCAGATTCTTCCGGGTATTCCTTCTTGAACTGATCAGCATCGACATCTTCGAAGATGAACCCGAAGCGAGCATCGGAGCCGTCTACCTGAGTGATATCCGGGTCGAGGTAGACGCACATCGGGTTTTTCACCCGCCGGATGAAAATGTCCTGATCAAAACTGTCATCGCTCACGTAATCGGTGACGACGCGCCAATAACCAATCCCGCCTTGCACCTGAAACATCGAGGCCGTGTCATAGGCCTGCTCTGCGTTCGACAGATATTCGACATGCCGAACGACGCCTTCGAAGACCTGGGCCGCATCATAGCTCGCGCCGTCACCAACGGGCTTGATATTGACGCCCGGCTTGTTCTGCTTCGCGTCGTTGGTGATGATGAGATTATGCTGCCGCGTCTTGTTGATCGTCAGGCACGGCTTGCCGTCATTGATGCGATTGGTGGTGATCGCCGCATCCCACTGCCATCCGTTATCCGGATCGCCATTAGCAAATTTCAGATCCTCGATGAACTTCCGCCGGCTGTCGGATTCCCACTCCTCGCAGCGGGTAAAGCGCTCCTTGGCTTCCGTGACGATTTTCTCATCTTCGGAAGCCTTATCTTTCTTGGAAGCCATGAATTACCCCATCCAGCTTTGGCCGGGAGTGTTGAGTTTCAGTTTCGGGCGCTCGCGAGGGAGCGTAATTTCCGGCTTTTCACGCGCCTCCAGCAATTTGCCGAAGGCACCCGATGAAGCATCGACCTGATCCTTGAATGTGCCGCCCGGGAACATGCACAGCTCATCAAGATAAGTCTCGTTCCAGCCCCCCTCTATAAGGAAGACGTTCCC